TACGTATCAAGCCAAGACCGCACTTACTTTGATCCTAAGACTTGGTTAAAGGCAGGTAATGGTAGTGGAAGTACGTCGACTGCGCCAGCGCCATCGACGACCACGAAAACTGGCAATTATACCGTAAAAGCCGACGTTAATGTGCGCGCGGGCGCTGGAACGAGCTATGCAAAAATTAAATACGCACAGTTTACTTCTAATGCTAAGTCGCAAATTATGAAGATTAAAGGTAAAGCAGTTAACTATTTTCCAAAAGGAATGACAATTACAATTACTAAGGTGAGCGCTGACGGTAAGTGGGGGTATTGCCCAAGCGGTTGGGTTAGTATGAATTATTTAACTCGATAAGGAGGAAAAGGATATGACAAGTTCAGTAATTTTAAAAGCATTTATAGACTTACTTAGTCTTGTATTAATCGGCACAATTCCTCTTCTTGCAGCTAAAATCATCAGCTTTATCAATGCTAAACTTGCACTCGCGCAGGACAAAGCAAAAACAGAAAACGAGAAGAGAATACTTGAGTCAATTCAGAAGACAGTTGAAACTGTTGTGAACTATGTAAGTCAAACCTTCGTAGACACGCTTAAAAATAGGGGTGAGTTTACTCCGGAAGAGCAAGCAAAGGCTCTTAAAATGGCTATTGAGAAGACCGAAGAAATGCTTACTGAAGAAGCAAAAGAATTCATAATGGCAAATTATGGTGATCTTACAGCTTGGCTTACCACTCTAATTGAAGCCGCAGTAAAAACAAATAAAGTGCCAACTGTCACGAAATAAATTTTCGGAGCGCCGCCTTCAACGTAATGTCGAAGGCGGTTAAAATTTGCATTTTTCTAAAATTTTTGGTATAATTTATATAGAAATAAAGTAGAAAGGAATGATTAGATGCCACTTTCAGAGATACAAGACTATTATAATCTTAAAGGAACTCGCAACTCTGATAATACTGATGACTTTGAGTATAATTGCGGCGGCTATGCTTTGAATACTTTTTCTTGGTACGAGCCGTATAAAGAAGATTTAGACGATATTGAAAACGAGATAGCTGAATATATTGAGAGTGGATACGAGAAGAAAGAAATTTATAGTATTTTTCTTGATATGTTTACTGAAAATCTTCTTAGTGAAATTAGGGGATTAAGATTGGTAAATGATAAGAGTGAAGTCAAGCCTGATGAAAGGTTGATCTACCTTCGTTTCTTCTATGAGCTTGTAAGTGATTTTGACGATGAATGGGAAGGAACTTGCGATTGTTATGACTATGTTCACTCTGATTTTCACTTCCGGTTTTACGAAAACGGCCATTGGTATGAAAAGAATGGTAGTGGTCCCGCGCATATGTGTGATGGGGATGATAATGATGGGCCTGTATGGGTTTGCGGATGCAATATGTATGATAGTCCAATTGTAAAATTTGCTTTAAAAACTCAAAATTGTGAAGGAGACTAAAAAATGGACGACTTTATTTGTGAGCTTCAGATTGAAGAATTATTAAATAAAGATGAAATTGAAGCGGTTGCTGATTTAGCGCTCGAAGCCGCGTCAGAAGGGCAAACACCTCATATAAAAATGGGTTTTCCTTCTAACGAAATAAATGGTCAGTTAAAATTTGACTTTTTCAAAGATTTCTGATATAATATTTATAGAAACTTAAAGAGAGGAAGAAAGAAATGACGAGAAATAAACTCTATTGGGAAAACAGAATTGCAAGACTGATGCAGAAGCCGGTGGAAAACCGCAGATTAATCGCAAAAGCAACTCGCTATTTGAGAAAATTTGAATCTTAAAATTTGACTTTTTTCAAAAATTCTGCTATAATATTTATAGAAGGGTTGAGAGAACCGAAATAAGAAATGGGTTTCGGAAGTCCCCTTCTCATCTCTTCTATTAAAAAATAGGCTAATGCCTTAAATAATATACTTCTCAACTCAGTGCCAAACACGGGAGAAACTTCTCGTGCTGAGGTGCGGTGGACAGACCGTAATCTTTATAAAGGATACTTTATAAGGCTTGCGGGTGGAAGTTAGCAATAACTTCTACGGAGGGTTGAAAGCCCAATACTACGCCGCAGCACTTCATAATTCGCAGTTAAAAGTAGTAAGCGTATGGCCGGCGCAATAGAGGCTTGGCTGAATAAGTTGAGCTGAACCTTAGTTAGGGTGAATTTTAAGTCGCGGGTGGTGCCGCAGCCAGACCTAAGGAATACCACTAAGCTGGTTGGTCGTGAAACAGAGAAATCTGTGTATAACATATGTACGCAACATCTGAGTAGCCGAAGACCGAAGCAAGTATTGAAAAGGATACTATTTAATGAAATTATCAAATTTTCTGAATAGTCGGTGAAAGGTAGGGGTAACCATTCCCTTTACGGACTTGGTACTTTGTACTGGTGGGAAAAAGTCTGGGATCGCAACCCAAATACGTGAGCAATCCGTATGAAGGCTCAGAGTCCTATCCCGTATGACTGAATATGACTGAAGAATTATGGGGCAACCCGAAGGGGTGATAAAGTATATTATTTAGGGCATAAGCCCAATATAATTATATAGGGGTGATTCCAATGGGCGATTTTCTTAATCTCTTGTTAGAATATGCCGGAAAGTTAATTGATAATGGGGTTTTTAACGAAGTTATTGACACCTGCGTGCAGTGGGTCGATCAGATCGCTATCCCGTTGAAAGATGCAATTTGGCTAATTACTCACTAATAATTGAACAAGGGTCCAGAGACGTGTCTCTGGGCTTTTGTTTTCAAACTTGACTTTTTTAGAAATTTATGGTATAATTTATATAGAAAATTAAAGGAGAATTTTGTATGATTAAGTATTGTCTTGATAAGTGGAGTAAAAATTCGGGAAAATTACGAACCTTTTTTGAGAAGTCTGATTATCTTGGTGAGTATAGTTATGAAGATTTATTGATGTTTACTATTCGCTATGTGTTGAATGATACGGATAATCTTGAAGACTTTGAAAATTGGGACTATACGAAAATTCGCAAAATTGATGATGGGCAATATCAAGGTCATTTAATTTTTGTATTCCCGCGCTGTGTATATCAGCCAGCGGAGTACGATTATATGATAACTTATATTGGTTATGGCTCTTGTAGTATTTGTGATACTCTTCAAGGTATTCAAACAGAATTGGAAGAAGAATATGCAGATAGAAAAGAGTGTATAAATGATTTGATGATGGTTTGCCGCGATATGATGGTGCATATGCTTGTGCCTTATAATTACGGATGGAGATATAAGAAAGAATACGAACAAATTGAAATGTAAGGAGAGTATTAAATTGTTACTTTTATCTGATATTCATTGTGATCCTAATGCACTTTTAACTTGGATTAAAAAGGGTTGGAGAAAAGATATATACGGTGAGAAGTATTGTATCCAGCTTGGAGACTTCGGCTTTTGGTTTGAGAATAAAGAGAATAATTTGGAAGAAATTTCTCTTAATTATTTAGAAGAAATTTTGGAAGAGCACGATAAAATTCTCTTTACTATACTTGGAAACCACGACTGTTGGCCGAGATATTTGAAGCTGCCTACTTGTACCGACTTTGGTTTTAAAACTTGGAAGCTGCGCGACCGCATCCACGCAATCCAACCCGGCGAAGTAGTAGAGTTAGAAGGCAAGACTTTTCTTTGTATTGGTGGCGCCGATTCACACGATAAAGAGTGGCGCGCGCAGTATCAAAAAGAAATGGGCGTAGCTATTTGGTGGGAAGAAGAGACTATTACTGATACAGATATTAAAAATGCTTGGTCTAACTTACTTCCGCGCGACTTCAAAGTTGACTTCGTATTAAGTCATTGTCCACCGGAGAGCTTCATACATAAAGCAAACTTATACCCCAATCCAATAATTTCTAATAGTGAAAAGCAGTTAGAAACCGTTCTTGAAATTGTTGACTTCAAACATTGGTATTGCGGCCATGTGCATAAGTCTGCTGATGTTGAAGTTGGTGGGAAGAAAATTTCATCTCTTAAAATTGATGAGTTTATGAGAATTTGATTTTTTCTAAAATTTATGATATAATTATTATAGTAAATAGGAAAAGAATTTAAAATAATTGTGTGTCATTTTTCAGTTTGCTACATTGTTATATTATAACTATCCTATTTACTCGCCCTTCTTAATAGAACAATCTGCTGCTCATTTGTTCTATGGAGTTTGTAATGCGGTTTTCTCCGTCTTCCAAGACAATTAAAAAACCGTATCTTAGTGGTGAATAACTCCTTGAGCAAGAGGAAGTCCCACTCGTATATAGGGTACTTTCCACCATAGTGAAAGGTCGTGAGGGTTAGCCTCGTGCGGGTACGACACCGTAAAAGTTTAACCTCCCAAACTTTATACAAAAATCCCGCTTCACCCCTTTTTTCGGAGAGTATAGCTAATGAAAGTTACTGAATTAATCCAACAACTCGGCAAATATGCCGATTCACATACCTGTGTTTACATTAACTATGAGTAGAATTGGGAAGACAATTTTAAAGTAGTAATGGCAGATACGGGAAATTTGTTATTGGTTCCTCTTAGTAAATTTGAGGAGTTGAAAGGCTCGCAAGAATTTTATTTTGTAGAGGATTGATATACTGGGGGTTCGTTCAAAGGTTAGGACGGCAGTCTCTAAAACTGCACATCAGAGTTCGAGTCTCTGGCCCCCCGCCAAATGAACTGGGGCAGATAACCTCTGCCCCTTTTAAAATGCCAGAGTAGCCCAATGGCAGAGGCACAGGTCTTAGAAACCTGTCAGTGTAGGTTCAAATCCTATCTCTGGTACCAAGTCGGTAGAAAGGAATACCGACTAAAAAATTTTCACATAATAGGAGATGTTGAAAATGAAGTACTATTCAGAAGAACTTCAGAAAACCTTTGACACAGAGGACGAGTGTGTCGCCGCAGAAGAGCAGTATTTTGCAGAGCTGGAAAAAGCAAAGCAAGAGAATATGCGCCTTAAAGAAGAGAAAGCCTCTCGCGCAAAAGCCGTCCAAGCTGCTTATGAGAAGTATGTTGAAGCAGAGAAGGATTATAAGGCCTTAAGGAACGATTTCATTCGTGACTATGATTACTTCCATGCTACATATTCTACTTCCGAAGATCTCGACAAATACGATATTAAGAAGTTGGTTGATGAACTTTTTGATTGGCACAGAATTTTCTGAGTTATTTCTGCCCCGGCAGACGGCTTTATAGTCTGCCATTTATTAGATTATTTTTACTTTTTTGTTACATATATATAGGAGAATTTCTCCTAATCCAAATTGGAGGACAATTTAATGGATAGTAGTGAACTTTTATTCTTATTTGGAGATGATAGCGAAGCGAATCTTCAACTAGCAGATCCGGTTCTTGTTAATTTCTATAAGGATTTGGAAAACCGCACCTATTGGATTGATTCGGAAATTACAGCTGATACACTTGAATTGGTTCAGTATATTTTGAGATGGAATAGAGAAGATAAAGAGAAAAGAGAAAGAAAACCGATTAAGGTTTTCATTGACTCACCTGGTGGCTCACTTGATACTGCAAAGACTTTAATTGAAGTTTTTAAGATTTCTAAAACTCCGATTTATACTTTTGCATTTGGAACTTGCGCGTCAGCGGCGTCAATGATATTCCTTGCGGCCGATAAGAAATTTGCCTTGCCGAATACGACTTTTGTATTTCATAAGGGTGGAGTTACCGGTATTGGTGGTGACTTCCAACAAGTTCAGAGTTTTATGAAGGACTATGAACAGCAAATTCAGGAGTTGGTTGATTTTTATAAGAGTAATACAACCTATTCACCTGAAATAATTGAAGAAAAATTAAATCAAGGAGATTGGTATGTGAAGATTTCGGAAGCTCTGGAGAACGGAGTTGTTGATGAAGTCGTTACAGATATTGATGTCTTGCTTTAAGGAGTTGAAGTACATTG